GGAAAGAATCTTCTTAAAATTAGAGACGGTACACAAGCAACACGAGGAGTAACTGTTACTGCGAAGGATGGAGTAGTTGCATTGAAAGGAACTGCAACAGAAACAGGATGGGCAATACTTGACGTTGATTCTTTTGTGTTAGACGGGACGTGCATCCTTAGCGCTAATACTACTGCAGTACGAGTAGTATTAGTGAACAAATCATACAAACAGGTTCTGGAACAGAACAAATCAAATACTTTAGAAAATGCAGAGGCATCCAAAGTGTGTTTTACTGTCACAGAGGGCAAAACCTATGACATTTCTAATATTCTGGTTCAGATAGAAAAAGGCTCAGAAGCCACTTCCTACGAACCCTATGTTGGCGGTCAACCGTCACCATCTTCGGATTATCCGCAAGAGATAAAAAGAGTGGTGAATCCGGTGGTTAATGTATGCGGGAAGAATCTGTTGCAACCAAATTTAAGGTATAATGATAGAGCAAAAATAAATATTAAAAAAGGTGTAAAACTAACACTTATTTGCAAAAATGGTGTGGTTTCTAAAGGTGGAAATTTAAAGTTTGAAAAAGCGAATGGTGGGATAGCGTGGTTTGGATTTGACAAAGGT